AAGTACAAACCTCAGACTAAGAAGATGTTTATGATTCGAAATAAGAAACCGGTTGAAATGTTGAGTCGTCCGGTAGGTAACACAGGAGACGCTACAAGGGGATTCACAGGAGGAATACTTATTGTTGATGAGGCTTCACGTATGCCACGTTTATTTTGGATTGCTGCAAAGCCTGTCCTTCTTACGCAGGCCGGAGAGATTTGGATGTGTTCTACTCCTTACGGAAAACAGGGATATTTCTGGGAACGTTTCAACGACTCCATCAATTTAAAGAAGAAGGATGCGAGGTTTAAGTTCTTCTATGAGACGACTGAGGACGTAATGGAGAAAAGAGAGATAAGTGAGACTTGGACTGAGGAACAACGAGATGGAGCAATTAAGATTTTAGCAGAGGATAAGGCAGAGATGAGTGAGATTGAGTACGGCCAAGAATATCTAGGTTTATTTTTAGATGAAATCATGCAGTTATTCACAGATGATTGGATTGAGAACGTTTGCACTCTACCTGATGAGGTATCAACACTATCTTTATCAGGTAGGGAGGGTAGGGATTTATTTCTAGGAGTTGATGTAGGAAGGGTAATTGATCCATCTACGTTTGAAATAGTTGATGGTACGAGAGAAGATAGGATATTCCAGATTTATCATGATGAGATTAGTAAGTTGAAGATTCCTGAGACATTCAGAGAGATCCGAAGACTTGAGCAGACTTATTCGTTTAACCGAATAGGAGTTGATAGTACGGGAATGGGCGCGGGAGTTCTTGATTTATTACTAGAAGATTCAGAGACAGCGGGGATAAGTGAAGGTTTGGAGAACGCAACAAAGGTTATCGACGACGAAGACAGCACTAGACCTCTTTTGAAGGAAGAAATGTATATTAATTTGTTGAAATTAGGCGATTTGGGACGAATCAAATTATTGAAAAATCTTGAATTAATGGCTAGTTTGAAGTCAATAAGGCAGGTTTATGTTGGAAATCGGACAAAAATCGAAGGAAACAACTCACATTCTACAGAAGGACTAATCAGAGCGTGTTGGCTTGTAAAACAAAAGTTACTTAAACCATTCTTTGCTAGTTGTTAGCATGGAAGAATTAGAATTAGGGCTAACAACCGAACAATTAAGAGAATTTAAAGAAAAAGCCCTCGCTGAAATAGGAGAGCATCTCAAAGAAGGATTCGCGTGCACAGAAGGAGTAAGCGAAAAATTATTCTTCCAATTACAGACACAAATAGACAATGCAATAGCGAGGTTTAGTTAATGGTAGCTACAAGCGTTTTAAGTACAGATGCGGAAATGTTAGCTATGGCTGGGGAAAACGTGGACGCTACAGGGTTCTCAGACGCAAATAAAACAGCATGGGGAATACAAGCAGAAGGCTTCTTATGCTGTTTAACAAATTACGATCTAGTGACTAACGTTGCAACTCTTAATTCATACTTCGAGGAAATGCTTTCGGAGTATGTGGCTCGATATGTTGGGATGCAAGCGATTATTTATAATATGGCGGGATTCACTTCTAGGATTGAAGCAGAAGATATGGTTAACGTTCATGTTTTTAGGATGAGAGAAATTGAAAAATTACTATTAAGAGGCGAAGTTCTAACTTCGCTAGGAGTTGTATAATGGTTTTAGATTTATTAGGAGAAGATACTTTATTTAAACAATCAGACGTTAGGGAAACACCATCAGCGACAGTAGAATTAGCAGCACAATTATCTCCGATAGGTTCGGTTGTGGCATGGTTGAAAACTTACACAAATACTCCAGCACTCGCAGCAGGATGGGTTGAATGTGATGGGACGGCAATTAACGACGCTGACTCTGTTTATAATGGACAAAACTCTCCAGACTTAAACGGCGGAATATTCTTAGAAGGACAAACAACTTCGGGAGCAACTGGAGGAACAGCAAATAAACAATTTTTACATACCCATAAATTGATATCGGCTGGAGGATTAAGCAATAAACAGGATGGTACTACAGTAGGATGGAATGCAGACGAAGACACTTTAAGAGTTTCAGATGGTGCAGGGGGAGGAGATTTTGATGAAGCAGAAAATCTAACAGACCAACCAACAAATACATTTGATAATAGACCTCCATTCTACACAGTAGTTTGGATAATGAGGATTAAATAAAATGGTAGATAGAAGATATAACAACTCGGACACGACAGACCCAGCAGCGACTATCGAAGTTCAAACAACTAACGCCAGCAACACAGACAGACCGGGAGAGAATAACAAATGGCAGTCCACTCTATGGACTACTCACAACGGCTACTACGAGGGGCACTCTTCTGTAAAATCAGTTATTAATAAGGTAGGAGATTGGACTATTGGGAAGGGAGTTAATTTTAAGAAACCATCAACTGAGAAGATATGGGATAGAATTGTAGGCTCGGGGAAAGAGACAGGAGAAGAGGTTATAAAAAACCAAGTTAGAGTACGACACATTGACGGAGATTCTTATGCGGAGATATGCGGAGGAAAAGGTACAGCATTAAAAAATCTTAAACCTCTAAATCCGGGAGCAGTAAATGTTTATCATACAGACAAAGGAATGATAGATTATTATGGTTATCAGTTCAGCGACGGAGAAGAGCAGAGATTTGAGAAGGATGAAATATTCCATTTAACATTAAACAGAAACGCAGATTCAACTCATGGAACAGGAGATATTAAATCACTAACGACATTCCTAGATAAAATAAAACAACTAGATGAAGACATGGCAACATATTTCCATTCTTATGTTGTGCCTATGATTATTTGGAATTTGAAAACATCAAAAGCGGCAGACATAGCGAAATTCAAAGCAGACCACAAGACAGCAAAGAACGCAGGGACAGATATTATTATCCCAGACAAAGCAGTAGATTATCAAATCATAGAAGCAGGGAAGAATGGAGTTGATCCTTTAACATGGAGACAGACATGGGTTGAAGAAGTAACCAAAGGAGGCGGAGTACCAGCCTTAATCATGGCTATCGAAGCGGGAACAAGTGAGGCTTCTAGTAAGATGGTTTATCTTGCTTGGCAACAGGTTATCGAGGATGAACAGAATTATGTTGAGAAACAAATAAAACTACAACTAGGACTAGACGTAACTTTTGAATTTCCAGCGACGATACAAGAGAATCTAGGAGAGGATGAAAAGAAAGACACACCTATCACAAAGGACAGCAGACCTTCTGAAACTAACGCAACAGTGGCGAAATTATAATGGCAACAATAATCGAAAGAGTGGCCTGTCTCGAAACCAAAATAGTAGCGATGAATAGGATTCTATGGGTTTTAGTAATGGCGACACTAGGAAGCGCAGGCATCCAAGTATATGCGTAAAGTTTATAAAGCGATGTGTCATGTAATATTATGACAGATGGCGAAACAAATGAGGGTGACACACCGGGAGAAGAGGTTGTTGTTAATACTCCGGAAGATGAAAATAATTCTAATAAACCTAGTTATCTTGAAGAGGCTGATAGGATCAATAAAGAAAGGGCGTCTAATTTAGATCGTGAGGAAAAACTACAAGATCGTAAAGAGAAACTTATAGCAGAAGAAAGAGTTGGCGGGAGAGCAATAGCAGGGAAACCGGAAACTCCAAAGACTGAAAAAGAAACAGCGCACGAAGCAAGAGTTAAAGCAGTTGGAAGAGCTGCGGGGGCACAATGGGCGGCTTAGAATATAAGGATTGGGATGGTGTTGTAAAAGAGTGTGATGGGCAGTTTAAACAGATGGAGATCGCTAGGCATAACATGGAACTGGCGGAAGTAGTCCAAACTGAAATTAAGGAATTTGCTTTAGAGCAAAGAGATAAATGCGTACAACCCGAGCCTGTTATAATGGAAGACGAAAAAAAACAGGACGAAACACCTGAAAAAGAAGAAGATTCTAAAGAGTAAGGATTTTCCTAAATTACCAAAAGACTTATATATACACTTTTTATTGATAAATCATGGTACAGGCAGAAATCTTCAAACTATTAGGGAACAACGGAGACAGAGTTTCGTTTATTGTTGCAGATGCTTCGGCGATCGCTATGGGAGACTTCTTAGAATTGGCTGATGAGATGTTAGTAACTGCACATAGTACAAACGTTGATACTCCTATCGTAGGAATCGCAGCACATGAAAAAGTTGCAAATGACGGACATCTATTAATCACAGGAATAACAAATTGTATCTTTAAGGCAAACACAATCGCAGGAGGAACAGCAACTATTGGAGATTTTGTTTCTATGGGTAATGCTGCCGGAGATGTTGATTTAAGTTCTACTTTAGATTTTGAGAAAGGATGGACTGTTGGAAGATCATACGGAGGGCTAGGAGCATCTGAAAGCGGATTCTTCAGGAGTACCTTTTAATGGCAGATATTCCAGGTGAGGCAGACCTTAGGGCAGAGGATGTAGATGCTATTGTTAAGAATTTTGCTTTAGAGCAATTCACAGGTAGGCAGGTTTGTACAGTTATTGGAACTTCCTCTGAAAGTAATGTTTATTATCAAGAGACAGATTCAGATATTTCTCCAATGGGAACTACTGGATTAACAGCAAGAGACTTTAAGACTTCTGAAGGTGCAATATTCGATCACATGACTCATTCTTGGACTGAAGTTACTGAAAGAGTGAAGATGCATGGCGGAACTCATACTATGTCTTGGCAGGTATGGAAGTTATCGGCTATTGATGTTAAGAGTAGAATGTTAGAGAGAGTATCTCGAGCTATTGCTTTGGATGAAGACACAGCTATTTGGGCAGAGTTGGCAACAACTACGAACACAGCGGCTGCTGTTCAGACTTGGGACAATGCAACTGAGAGCCTACAACAGCCTATGAAAGATATTCTTATTGCACGAAGTGCTTTGAAGTTAAACAACTGGACTACTAGTGATAATTTGTTTATGGCGATCCATCCTACTAATTTGATGGAGTTAATGAATAACCCTGTTATCAGAAATGCAGCAGTATTCTACACAGACGGAGTAAGCCGTAATGGTATGGTTGGAAAGGTTGCAGGATTTGATATTATTGAAACAAACGCAGCAACAGAAAACACAGTACTATTCGGTATTAAGAAGACAGCTATGTCTCTATATCAAGCGCAAGGACTTCAGACACATATGAAAGAGGAAGCAGGAGAAACTATTACAATCAAGGCATTCTTAATGAGTGTACCTGTTCTAATAAATAACAACGCAGCCTATAAGCTAACAGGAGCATAAGATGGCGGCAGGAGATGTCACAGTTATTGGCCCATACAATCCGGATGCAGCAGGTGTCGCATTAATGGACACAGCTTTAACAGCCCTTTCTTCAGGAGCAGCTTCAGACTTTACAGCAGTAATTCCTATGATACAAAATGCAGGATTCTTCGTCCTATGGATAGAGGGAGCTTAGAATGGCAGTTTATACACATGAAGAGTTTATGGCAAAGATTGAAAAAGACAAAAAACCTAATAAGAAAGTAAAGGAGACAAAAGAAAAATGCAAGAAGACGTCATAAGTTGTAGAGAATTTTGGGTTAGTGATAAGTTTAGTTTTATGCCAGCAGTAACACCGACAGCACCACAGACTGGTTGGGCTGTTACGAACGCAACATCGGATCGAACTATTGACGCAAATGGTTTGGTAACAGAAATTGGAGATGGACTTTGTACGCTTATCGAAGATTTGATCGCCAAAGGCATTATTTCAGCGTAATGGTTTCTAACAGAGTTAGCAGAGTTTTAAACTCTACAAAATCAATTCCTATAAAAGTACCAGAGGGAACTCCTTTAGGATCAGCCGGTTATGATAACCCTAGAGACGACATTGAAAAAGTAAAAAAGATTCGTGAGGGATCGGTTGAGAAAGTCCCTATCTTCAGTAATGATATTGTTAATAAATTATATGCTGATAGTTTAGTAGCAGGGGCTACAGGAAGCTTTCTAGCGGCTTCTGGGGAAACTGTAACAGTTGTGAATGGTTTAGTAACATCTATAAATACAGTTACATTCATAATCCTACTAGAAACCGGAGACGCCATATTGATGGAAAACGGAGACAGGATAGAAAATTAATGGCAGACACAAAAGTATCAGCGCTACCAGTAGCAACTGAAGCAACGGCTGCAGATTTATTATACTTAGTGGACGAGGCAACAACTTCTAAACAGGTAACGTTTGCTAATCTTGAAGCAGGGACTACACATGATAATCTAATTGCGGGAACAATAGCCTCACATGACACAAGCGCAACAGGGACAGAACTTAATACTTTAACAGACGATTCAATGGCGGATACTTTACACAGGCATTCAGAACTTTCCGCAAGCGATGGAAGTCCTAATCCATCTTTAAGCGTAGATGCTTCGGGCAACGTAGGAATCGGCACAACGACGCCAGGAGAGAAATTAGATGTTGTTGGTAATGCTGAAATCAATGGAAACATAATCGTAACAGGGACGGTAGATGGCATTGATATTGCGACAGATGTGGCGGCGAACACTTTGAAGGACACAAATGTATCTACTAATATTACAATAGTCGAAGCCCCTACAAATGTCTCGGTCCAATCTAGCGACGGTACTAATGACACAATAGCAGCAGCAGACGTGACAAATGCAGGAGTGATGACTACGACAATGTATGATGAGCACGTTGTTAATACGGCTCACGCAATAGACAACACACAGGCACATTCAGACTATTTATTAAATAATGCAAGTGATACAACAAGCGGAACGATAACGGCTGCGGGATTAACCACAACGGGAACTTCTGATTTAGGGGTAACAACAGTAGGAGATCATGGGACAGCAGCAACCGACCAAGTAGTAAATGTGTGCTATGGAACGGGGGCAGCACCAACAGCAAACACGACGACGATTGGTAGTTTGTTTGTTAAATATACGGCTTAATGGCATTAACGACTGATTTAGTTTCTTATTATAAGTTAGACGAGAACGCGGCGAGTACGACTGTTGATGATGCTCATGGTTCTAATGATGGGACAGCCTCGACGAATACAAATAACCTTTATGATGCATCTGGAAAAATAAATTCTGCTTTTGATTTTAATGGCACTGATGAATATGTAACAGCCACTAGTGGAGTGCAGACTGGAGATTGGAGTGTTACAGCTTGGTTTAAATCTTCTTCTACAGCAGGTAATTGTGTTTTTATGGTGAATGGTGGGGTTGGTAATGGAATAGGAATAATGCTTGGAGGATTATCTGAGGGTAAAATAGCAATATTACAGGATAAAGTGACTTGGGGCGGTGCTTCTACTACTTCTTATAATGATGGTAATTGGCATTTTGTTGTTTTAACTAAGAGTGGAACTTCTTATAACGCTTATGTTGATGGGGGTAGTACAGCTGTTTCTAGTATTACAGCTACGGTTACTATGGGAACTTCTTTTAATATAGGAAGAACAAATAATAATGATATTAGATATTTATATTGGTTTGATGGACTTGTTGATGAAGTAGGAATTTTTGATGCAGTATTAACAACTACACAAATGTCAGACCTTTATAATTCAGGAGATGGTTTTGCTTATCCATTCACAACAGGAACAAATATGAGTATTAATATTGCTGATGTTTGGAAAGATGTGGATTCTTTACAGATTAATATAGGAGATGTTTGGAAGGACGTCGTCGCTGTTCAGCAGAACGTAGGAGATGCTTGGGTAGATGTATTTTAGAAAGATTTATAAGTTTTGATTATTTAGTATTCTAGTCTTGAGGATGTAGTTTCCAATGGAAAGTCTTGGCAGAGGCGACTGGGGAGGGCTGCACCTCCCCTTTTTTTCTTAAACGATACATTTAAATACTTACTTACTTAGTAAGTTCTATGAAAACATTAAACATAACATTCACAGACAGGGAATTTTTAGAATTGAAAAGAATTAAGGATAACAGAAAAGGGAAGTTGAATTGGCACTTGTTTGTATTGAGAGCAGCTAGGAAATTTAAAGTGTTGAAAGGAGGTTTAGAAAATGGAAAAAATAACAATAAATGAAATCAACGAGAAGCCTTCGGGTTTGGTGATTATCAAATACAACACAGAAGCGGAGTTTAAAGGACAAGTTGTAAAGGAATGCACAATGAATACAAAATGGCAGTCTCAAGAAGTGAATTTTTTGAAGGCTGATGTAGGAATCGGCGGAAGTTGTGAAGCTCTAATTGTGCAGAAAGGAGAGTACATTAATCTTACGAAGATTAATATGGATGCTAACTTTACTAAAGGCAACGCGCAACCTGTTCAAGAGAGACCAGCTGATACTACGCAGGAAGTTAAAGGAACACCTAATCCACAGAGAGTTG